AAAGGTCATTACCTAAATCCTTACTCAACTGCCCTCTTTTTCGCTCTACTTCTGCGGCACTATGTATTCCATATTCAGCCATATCCCTGAAGTGTGGTCTTGATATAGTCGTTAGCCTATCCACCTCATCCTTTACAGGTGGAAATATGAAATCAATTAAAGTATCTCCAACCTCTTTCGGTTTGATCTTTCTTAAATTCGCCAACACCATCTGTTTCTGATCATTAAAGAACTTCTTCAAATCACCAATATACCTCTTCTCCAACACCTCTTCTCCCTTCACCCACGATAACCACTTCCTTGCTCGTATATCGCTGTTTCTATTGCCGCCTGTCTTCATACTCTTCCCAGCAGACGGACTGCTACCTGCAAGTGGCATAAGGTTAAACGGTGCGATTGGCTTCTCGCCCCATGGTGCAGGCTGATATCCCAAGAACTGTCTATATTCATTTATGCTCATCACATAGTTCTTCAAATACATATCCCACTGTCTTAATTCGAATTCTCTGTCTTTTGGCACAGGATTGTCAAATTCTACTATCAGACTACTGTCCCATATTGGTAGCAACCTCTCATTGATTTTGCTTTCAATCATCTTCAGTCTTGGCAAAATCGTTTCTTGTTGAAACGTCATATCCTGCGCCTCTGCTGTTGCTCGTGGCGTAGCACCTTCGATTGTCCCTCCGCTCCCCAACTTTATTCGCGGCACGCCATAAATCGCTAATATCTCTTCCATCAAGAACTTCCTGCTTTCCAAGAAACTCATCTCTACCGGCGAAAGCCCTAATCTATTTGGCTTAATCCCCTTCAAGATCATGGTTTTCCCTGCCTTCTTCACTCCTTCATACTCTTGCCGAATCTCCTCTTTATTCGCCCTCAACATATCGCTATCAACCCATTCCTCTGCAATAAATACACTGCCGGGAATTGCCTGGTTCTTGAGGATATTGTATCCATACTGGTGGACTAAATCGTTCTCGGCAACGGTATATATCATTGCCTGTAAGGGAGATAGCCCATAGAACTCATTATGCGGGTTTTGATATTTGAAATGGATAATCTCATCAGGGGAGAAGTCTACTACTCCATTAGGGGTTCTATACTGGTATCCACCAATAAGTTCTTTTTTTCCTGCGAGTATTCTTATATTGCTTGACTTGAGAACATACATCTCTGCTGGCTTTCCCAGTCTATTCTTCACGATATACCAATATCCGTTGCCTGTTAGCCCCAAATATATCATTGTTAGTTCTAATAGTTCGTAAGAATTCATATACGGATTGACGTTCTTCCATACATCCCAGAACGGGTGATCTGATACTTCATTATACTCGGTTTCCCCTGCTTTAGTAACTTGCTTATAGAGATGGATTGGACACTTTGCGACACTGCGGGCGATACAGGAGACTGCGGCATATATCCAGTTCTCATACGACTCAATCATAGAAGTTTGGTCACCAGGTCTAACTTTCAGGGGAGTATTGGAGAAATCAGAAAATCCTGTCTGGAAAAAGACTTCATTAGACTTTCTCCCTAACCGCTTCAAAAAATTAAATGACATATAACGTCCCTTGTATGTCTATCTGAATATGTTGTAACAAGAAACGAATATTTTGTCAAGTGCCAAAATCGAAAGTGGCAACGCCGTTGCCACTTTGGGCGCAAGTCAGTATTATTCAACAACTTACGCATTTTCCACCTCGAATATTCACCAGTACTACTACTTAATGCTAAATACTTAATGCTTAAATCAAATACTAATACTTAATACATGCAAAAAACGTGCAATTATACCGACGCAAAAATCCAGTCATCCTTTCGCTTAATTCCCATCAACCTTGCATAATTCAATGCGTGGCAGTAATGGTCATCTCCTGTCCTGACGAATTGCGTCTTAACTCCTCCCTTATTATCAATCACTTTCTCTGTTCCCAAATTAGAAAAGTGCTTAATGAATGTCTCTACCTGTTCATTACTCACTAACTTGATATGTTTCCCTCGAATATCCTCGCAGGTCTCGTATAGACTGGTATTTCTATCAATTTTGACAATGTGCTTCCCGCTGTCCCATTCGGGATACATCTTCCCGTCAGTATACACACACATCCAGACTGCGCCCGGCTTACTGTCTATCAGAAACTTGTTCTTCGTGTCGCCGTATCCGAAATCCGCTATACAATACGCATGAAACTTCTCCATCAACTCTAATACCCTGATCGGATGCCTCCGGGTATCACCGGTAATCTTTTCAAGGTATATTATTGTTTTCCCTTTCAACACTACTGCCCAAGAAGTATCTCCCCAGTCTACACCTATTACTACCCGCTCATCTGGCTTCTCTTCTATCGTATCGGGACTGATTAGTATAGCCAGAATATCGGCTCTGGTTATCGCAGTTTCACCTCCTACAAAATCCTCACCTAACACGAAGTTAAAATAATCCCGCTTATACTCATACGTATCCTTTTTGCGTACAATCTCGGTCGCAGGTATCCACAAGGACATCAATTGCGAAAAATGGTACCCTTGTATGGTTCTGTCCGGGTATTTCGCTACCCACCTACCGTGTGTCCTGTCCAGCAGTTCCCTGCACGCCAGACATCGATACTCGCCATCAATAATGTTCTCTTCTCGTATCATCTGTTCGTGTCCAGCAAGGCACTTGACATACCATTCCTTCTGTGTAGATTGGTCGTACAGAGTAGAGATTCCGATATTCGGCAGGGTAGGATGTGATATTCCCAACTTCCCGCGCAGTGGAGATGCAGACAACCGCTCTTCGTACGCCTCTACAATAGATTGCTTCGAAAAGTTCAACTCGTCTATGATGTTATAATCTGATGGGATACTCAACGCCTCTCGCTCTGTCCACGTGCCTCGAAAATAGATGTTCACGCTCTCTATCCGCTTTAACCCTACATTGTCTATCTCTTTATCGGTAAAGATTCGTGAGTTCTTTACTACTGGATCAAACCTGCCCTGCGTGAAGTCAGATACATCGTTACTGGTAGGTAGCGTGTAGATTGCAGTCATCCCATCGATATGTTTCGCCATCCAGAGTAATCGGTTCATTGCCAGCGTTGAAACCCCTACCTGGCTACACTTCTTGATTACTATCTCCCGGCTCACATCATCATATACTTCTTTCAGAAACGGGAACTTGATAAAATCCAGCCCCTCATTCTTCTCTGTCCGCAGGTTCGCCTGACACCAATCTGAAATCCCCCAATTGGTCATTTATTGACACGCCTCTCGTCGTAATTGCTTGTTTTTCACCAACTTACATCGAAAATGGCAACGGCGTTGCCACTGCTTACTCTTTCCCGGATTGCTCGGAACTTACTACTACTTCTTTCCCCTTCTCTGCTGGCTCTCTACTCCCTCCCGTTAGTTCTTTCTTGCTCCCTTCCAAAATCTCCTTTGCCTTCTCTACACCCACCTGATTGATTACCGAAAACAGTTCCAGCGATACCTTCTTTTGCTCGACTTTGGCATTGATGTCCAATCTTGCTGTCTGCTCTACCCGGTTAACGTTTGACCATTCCTGTGGGTATCTATTGCATAGCCAGAATATAATAGCGGTCAGGTTGCCCTCATTGATTTTCTGAAACAGTTTATTGACCACCGTCGTTTTTCCTTTGGCTCGACCTCTTTCTATCGCTTGAAAGAACTCTTTATCCTTATCTCTCCAATTATATAATGTCTTAACGTCAACGTTGAGGAAGTGCGCTACATCAGTCATTTGAAGACCAATACCAATCAATTTCTCTACTTCCTCATTATACTTTGGGTCATAAGAGGTCGGTCTGCCTTCTGGTCTGCCTGTGGGGACATACTTTCTTTTAGTTTTCTTTTTCATATGGAAGCCTTTCACATATCAAAGTGTATATTAATATTATCAAAATTGTATCACTCAACTTCAAATGTATCAATTATTTCAGGATCTCTTTGTCTCTCTCTCCACACGACAATATATCGCTTCACAAAGTCCGGGAATGGATACCTATTAAACTCTTCAACTGCCTTCTTAATATTTATTCCTGTGGTTTTATTCCCCGACTTCACCTGAATGAATATGACCTCTCCGTTTCCAATTGCCAACAAATCAGAGGCGAATAAGTCTTTTTTAACCCAGATGAGTTTCTGTTTTTTCTCCTTCCCTTTCTTATCCTCTCCCGTTGTTACAATTCTCTGTAACTTCTCCATATACTCTACCACATATCCCTGCTTGACGAAAAAGTCCTTTGTTTTCCGCTTGTAGTAATTGCCTTTTGTCATATCAGCCCTCCTTCGGCAGGTAATCTCCTCTTTTAATCCGTTCCCGATATGGTGTTAGATAGTCAGTGAACTCCCGCCTTGCCTCATCTCTCTCAACCATTTCCTTGATTTTCCTTTGCCACATCCGCTCCTTTATCCGCAAC